TCTACTATCTTAGTTGCAGTGACTGAATCTGTAGCTAGTTTAGCTGTAGTAACTGCATTGTCAGCTATCTTAGCTGTAGTGACTTGCGAATCTGCTATGTGTGCAGTATCTATACTTCCGTCAGTATAGTGCTCAGAGTTTATAGCATCGTCTGCTATCTTAGCTCCAGTAACTGCGTCTGCTGCAATCTTAGCTGTTGTAACATTTGAGTCAGCTATCTTAGCTGTAGTCACACCACCGTCTGCTAGTGCACCAGTAATGTATAGTATACCGTTCATCGCAGCATGACTGGTACACTGATAGTATAGGACATCAGGAGCATCATGTTGTACTTCTACAATAACTGTACCGACTGTGTTATTGTTAGTTACACCAGTATTGTATGCAGTACCACTTGTTCCTGTTGTACTTTGTATTCTAAAAGGATGACCACCTGAGCCATTCTCAAATCTATATGTTTTACCTCTTGTAAGGTAAAGGGTAGGGTTGTTGACAGTGCCATTCAACCCTTCTCCTTGAAATGTGTAGGCACTAGAACCACTAGCACCTATTGTAAAGACATGATCCAGAGCTATTTCATCTAAACCAGCCTTATTTATTTGTGTCAATGACATAATTTATATTTATGTAGGATTAACTTCTTGATGATAAATCCAACCGTTAACTATGTATTTATCTACTTTAGTATGCCTTCCTCTATGTACGTATGTCCATGTAGCTGGAAAAAATACTAAGCTTCCACATTCGGGTTGTATGCTTGTACCGTCAAAAAAATCTGTAGAACCACCATATTTTTTATCAATAGAATTTAGATACCACATAAAAACGTATACCCTAGTTCCAAAGTCACTTTCAATACTAAAATCATTGTGCCATTTGTAACCAATACTATTTGCATCGTATTTTTGTATTTTGTATCCTCTGTCTTGTTGAGTATAGTTAGCATAAGGTAGTGGAACACATTGTGTATCAATACTTTTTAAGTAAGCTTCATACTGATCTAAACCAGTCTGTATAGCTTCAAATAATATATGATCTTCCTCTGCCCAATCTGGATTTAATGTAACACCTAATTCGGTTGTATCTTTAAATGACTTATCTAGAGTGTTATCGCCAAACGTACCAGCTCGTTTATGAATGGATTTATCAAACTTATCTATCATATGCTGACAAAAATCTGCTGATAAAGAGTTAGGTTTAATCCAGATAAGATCTTTAAACATTAGTTAGGTGGTGTAGGGTAAGTGGGATTTTCAAAGTCAGATGTATTAGCTGGTAAGTCTCTTAATTGTTGACGATATACAGCCCATTCCTGTCTTTTTGCATCAGTAAGTGCATTATCGGTAAGCTGTGTCCAGTCACTTTCAGATAAAAGTCTGTCACGCTCTCTTCTAAATATCTCTTCCCATGGTATTGGGCCAGAGTTATCATTATTATATGCTGTATTCCATTCAGTTACAGCTTGTTCGTATATGCCTAATTCTGATATAGGTTCTACTGTTCCATCTCTATATTCTATGTGCCCTTTGTTATCATTCCATTCTAAAGCCCAGACATTTGATGGTAGCCATTGAAGCTGTAGATCATGGTATGCTGCTCCATCTTTGACTACAACTTTATCTTCAGCTACTAAAGTCAGTTTCATTTTCAGTTATTAATAAAGGTTTAGTTTGTTCTTTGTGGGGTAAAACAGGAGAAAATAATTCTACTGTGTGGTTTCTAAATGATTCGACAGCAGCTCCTGTTTGACGTTGTTGTTGTGAGTTTTCGACAAGAAGCATTGGCATCCATTTAACTGCACAATCCCACTCGTCTACCTCTTTACCTGTTTGAGGATCAGTTCCTCTAATTTGTGTAATCCACGCACACTGTAATCCTATACATTCTTTCTGTAATAGTGGGCAGAAATTACCTTGTTTAATTTGCATTAGTCTTTAGTTGCTACAATTACATCAATATAAGCTACGTTTAAGTTTAAACTAGGATTACTAAAACCGTGGTTGTGTGAGCCACCGCCACCAGTATTGTTAGTATTTAATGTTCCAGTTGGGTTATCAGATGTTCTAAAGCTTGTATTCCAAGAAGGGTCTTTTCTAGTTGCCGCACTGTGGTTGTGAGATGGTATCTGTGATGTAGAAAGTGTATGATTACTTACACTACCACCACTTGTAGCTACACTCGTATTAAAAACGTTTGTAAAACCATTACTACCACCACTACCAGCAGTACCAGTAACAACTCTTAACGCTACATTGTTAACGCCAGAAGTAGTTTTTGTCCATCCTGTAGGAGCATTAGTTTGATAAAATAACATCTTTGTGCCAGATGGGAACGAAGCAATACCTGATAAACTTGAACCATCACCAGAAAAAGCTGTAGCTGTGCAAGTACCTGTTACAGTAACACCACCACTTGTAGTCTCAAACTTTTTATTTCCAGCATTGTATAATTCACATGAAGTATTATTATAAAAAATTGCTGCTGGAACGACACTACCATCTGATATCTTATGCTGTATTTTTAAATGTTTACCAGCAACATTGTTTTTAATAATATTATCTCCACCACCACCTTCATGATAAATTTGCAAGTCCGAAGAATCTCCAAAAAATACTTTATGGTCATCATCTAAAGAAATATTATGGCTGTTAGTATCTAAATCACCGCCTAGCTGTGGTGATGTGTCACCGACTAGATCTGTGTTAACAGTGTTGCCAGATGCCGCTGTAATACGTCCCTGAGCGTCTACAGTGATGCTTGGGATAGAAGTTGATGAACCATAGCTACCAGCTGTTACAGACGTGTTAGCAAGCTTTGCAGCAGTCACTGCGTCATCTGCTATTTTGGCTGTAGTAACTGCATCATCATTTAATTTAACAGTTGTAACTGCACTGTCGGCTATCTTGGCTGTTGTTACGTTTGTATCTACAATAGAAGCTGTAACGACTGCACTACTTGCAAGTTTAGCTGCTGTAACTGCATCGTCTGCAATCTTAGCTGTAGTCACGTTTGCATCTGCAATTTTTGCAGTAGTAACATTAGCGTCTACAATCTTTGCAGTTGTAACTGACCCGTTCTGTAGTATAGCTGTTGTAACTGTGTTGTTACTTGGTGTACCTATACTTACCGAGGCTCCGATGGTGATAACAAAGATGCTAGCCCCACTAACAGGAGCGGAGCCAAATATAATATCGTTACTACTAATTGCGAAGCCCTCGCTTGGCTGGCTGGATCCACTATTAGGTTTCTGAATGACTCCATCGACGCTAACAAGATGTTGCTGTGCATCTTGACCAGCGTTACTAAGTGTAAATCTATAAGCTGTTCCATTTGGTGTTGCACTTCCTCCTCCAGTTGCTGATGAACTAGATAGTGTATTTATAAAAAAGTTACCTACTGACTGTGTTTCTTCCCATGCTGAAGAAGTCCCGTTATATACGAGCAGTTTACCTGAGCCAGTATTAAAGAATAAATCACCAGCGTCGTTATTACTTGTAGGGTTCGTTGAACCAACTCTATATCTTTCTGCAAAATCATTGATGTCTCCACTAAGATTAGCAAGATCTTCTTCTCTAATTGTAGCTTTATGATAGTTATAAATTTGTCCAGATCCAGTTGATGTTACGATCAAACGCACACCAGCAGTTATAGTACTACTATGAAAACTAGAAGGTATGTTGTTTATTGTAACAGTTGTACCGTTTACAGTTGTACCTGATGTGCTTGTACCGCTACCATTAACAACAACACCGCCTGCATCTGATATACTAATAGCAGCACCAGAAGCCTTTTGTGTATTAGGAAACTGTGTTTCGTTTGCTATAGCTGTAAAGCCGCCAAATATAGAAAGTTGGTTAGCTACATAATCGACAATAGCACCAGAGGTTGGAAACTTAGTATCATCATCTGTAATTGTAGTCTGCTTTGCCATACCATCAAGCTGGTTAAGGTCAGCTAGATCTGCTGTAAGAGCAGTGCTGTCAGCAAGTTTGGATGCCGTGCCTGACTGCATACCAGCTAGAGTTGTTAGTTCGCTGTCTGCAATCTTATCTGTTGTAACTGCCCCGTTAGCTATTTTAGCTGTTGTAACTCCAGCATCAGATAACTGAGGTGTACCTACAGCTGTGTTTGCTATCTTAGCTCCTGTTACCTGTTGAGATGCAATTTTAGATGTAGTAACAGCAGCGTCTACTATTTTAGCTGTAGTAATGTTAGCATCTGCTATTTTTGCTGTAGTAACTTGTGCATCAGCTATATGTGCAGTGTTAATAGACCCATCGACATAGTGTTCTGAGTTAATCTGATCGTCAGCTATTTTAGCTCCAGTCACTGCGTCTGCTGCTAATTTAGCTGTTGTTATATTACCGTCAGCTATTTTTGCTGTTGTGACGTTACTATCCGCAATCTTTGCAGTAGTGACGTTGCTGTCAGCAATGTGAGCTGTGTCTATACTTCCGTCAACATAATGCTCAGAGTTAATCTGGTCATCTGCTATAAGTGCACTTGTAATATTATCAGCTTTTATTTTAGCAGTGGTTACTGCTGAGTCTTTTATCTTATTTGTTTGTATTGTTTGATTTTGTTCTTCTTGTGCAGCAAACAGTACCTGCTCGTGGTTATCGTTAAGGTCAGCTGCCTTGACTGATGACCCTGCCGTGTATGTAGCCTTCGCACTATCTACGTCTGTATCACGAAAAATACGTATAGCTGAAGGGCTTGCTGGTATGTTGCCTGATGTAAAAACTACATTACCACCACCTGTAGTCGTGTAGTTTGTTATATTGTAGTGAGTACCAGATGACTTTATTACTTCATCAACTTCTACTTTTACATCGGACTCTTGTATTGAAGGGAAAGAAAACGCTTTCGTCGCATTTCCATCCCCAGTATAATCTACGAATGTTGTTGCCATTTATTTAGGTATGTTGAGGATGTTACGAGTTTGTATTTTTTTCTGCCTTTGCTGTTTTACTTTTTCTCTTTGCTCTTCGATCAATGCTATAGCTTCTGCCTGAGTAGTAACTCTAGCCCAAGCTCTACGACGTGCCTGTCTAAATATTCTATCTATCATAATGTTATGGTAGTAATCTCTAGCATTGAACTCAGCACGTTTACCAGCTTTTATATCGGCATACATCTGCTCCATAGATGCCAAAATCTTAGGATCTTTAGCTAACTTTTCAAGTGCTACTTCTAGACCTTCTTGACCTAGTTCTCGTTGAAACTCTGATCTAAGTCTAGGACTATCAGTAAGATCTGTACTGTCAGGTGCGTAGTATGTAGACAAACGTAAATCGTAACCACTATCAAATAAGAATTGTCTACCAGCACTTTGCTCTAGATTCAGTGTAACTGGACTTACAGCATTGTACATTCTAGTTAAGAAGTCCCAATCTTTAAGAGGTTTGCCATTAAGTATATCATACTTGACAGGTAACGGTTGTGCTAGTGGGTTTATAAATGTTAAGTTCTCACTTATTAGGTTTCTGTTACGTATAGACTGGTCAATACCTGATCCTATCTCACGCATGTAAGGTGTAAATAATCTACCAAGTTCATTACGTAACCCAGAAAGAGGTACAGCATTGTTAGCAAGAGATGCTATAATACGTGGCCCTTGTCCGGGTCTACCACCAAATAAGTCTACAAAGGACTGTATACCAGCTAGGTATGACTTACTTGTAATCGCTTGTGCAATAACAAGAGAAATTTTTTGTAGTTCTCCTTCTGTCCACTCTTCGCCCATAAGTTCACTTGCGTCACCTACGTCAGCGATTGTAGACATAATTAGATTGAATGGTTCAAACTGGTCGTAACCAACACGTACAGCACCTAGCTTTATAGTTCTTGGTTCCCACTTACCATCTAGCCACATCTGTCTTTTCTGCCTATCAACTGGGCCGTTACCATTTAAATCACCACGCATCCAAGCCATAGTTGCCATAAATGTTACAGCAGAGCCTATCGCCAATCGGCCTGTTTGTAAAGCCTTTGCGTTAGCTAGTTCTTCAGCTGTTGTAATACCATATTGACGTACACTTCCTAGATCATCTGCTGTAGCTAGTGCTATATCATTGAACTCTTTTACAAGAAAGTTAAAACCGGGTGTGTGCTTACCTGTTAGTGCTAGTCCATTTACACCTGTTCTTGCAAACAAGAAGAAAGGTCTAGCTAGTGGTGTAGCTGCAAATACGTCGTTAAGACCCTTTGCAAAGCCTGTTAGTGGTTGTGTTAGTGTAACTTCTTTTCTAGCAAAGTCAAGTGCTTCGTCTGTAATGTTACCGGCAGCATCATAGATCTGACCATAGAAATCATCTTGGTATGCTTTCATAAGCTGCCTAGTGATTTGTGGTGTCTGGATACCGTTGCCTTGTAACTCAAGGACTCTACGCATTGCCTTTTCACGCATCTTCATTCTACCAAGTATAAAGCCAAACGAGTCATCAGTCGCTGCCATAAGCTTAGTAGAATAAGTAAGTAAGTTATTATTATTCATCTGACGTGCCATATTAGCTATACGGAACGCAGCTTTTTCTCCATCTGTTGCACGACCACTATCTTCTGCCCATCTACGTAAGACTTCCCAGTTGTTATCACCACGAGTAAACTCACTAAAACGAGTCTTAATACTAGATATATCACCTTTCCAGTAAGCATTGAGTCTAGTTCTAAACAAATCAAAAGCTTCTGGTATAGATTCTATCATAGCATTTACAGTTGATAAGCTGGATCTGACTGTTGCAGCATCACCATTAAATGGGTAGCGTATCAATGCACCAAAAGCTGTAGATATAGGACGTAAGAAAGTTGCACTGGCTGTACCCATAATTGCTCGAACTGGTGTTTTAGGGCCAGATAAGATACCATGTGTAGTTACACCTTGCAGCTCACGTATGAGAGCACCTGTACGATCTGGTGCGTTAGGGTCTAACTTACCACCATACAACAGTGTTCTTGCCCACTTATCAAAGTCATCAACAGAGTTTATATCTTTCATCATAGAGAAAGCTTCAAAGACTGCAAGTAGCATGTCATCATCACCATCTTTAGCAATGTTTAGAACAGCTAGTATAGCATCTTTAGAATCCTGTTGTTCTTTAGCTAGAGCTTCTGTTACCGCTTGTTTACGAGACTTACCAGCACCAAAGTTTCTAAAGTCATCTGATTTTACAAATCTTGCCTTCTTTGTTTCGTACATCAAAGTCAGCATAGTATCTACAATCTGTTTAGCTGGGCCGTCTATATCAGTAAGGTTTACAATGTCAGCTATTTCTCTACCAGCAATACCGGTATCTCGTAGCTGTCTAAGTAATGTACCAGCAACTAAGTCACCAATAACTACGTTTTTAGTTGTCCATGTTTCGACACCTTCTGTAACATCATTGGTTTCAAACAACTCTTTTAGGTACTCTGATGCAGACATATCCGCAGCATTTCTACCCTGTGTAATACGTTGATGCCCTTCAACAGCTTCTCTAAATGTTTGTGCTAGTAACTTTCTGTTACCTTTTGCAGCAGCTAAATCTTTAGCAAATTTATCAGCACCAACTAATCCTTGGTATATACGCTCAACCATTTCATCATCGAGACCACTTTTGAGTGCTATACGCTCACGTTCTACTGGTGTAGTTACAGAACCTGTAGAGCCTTCTTCAGCTCCCCATTCATTTCGTGTACGTGAGAGCTGTTCTCTAGCATCTTGAGGGGGAACTTCTGATGTGTGTGCACCTTGATGTGGTTCAGCTACTGGTGCATTTTTATCTGCTCTAAACTGTATATCACCTTCACGTAGTTGTGCTACACCAGCTTTAATAGTCTGATCTTTTACACTTTTGTTTCTAGCGGATATTTGATCTAGTACTGGTTTACCACCCTTCTTTAGGCCATATGCTAGTCCGTCAAAAAATAGACCTATGCCCATACCTTCTACGATGTTTTTTATCTTCATCATAACAGGATGGTCTGTGTCTTTAGTAGCTAGTGGTGTATCAAACCAACCATATCTTTCACGCAATGCACCCATAGCGTTCATTTCGTCTGACTCTTTAGATACAAGGTCAGATACAGCACCAATAGCTGCACCTCTGGCAATGCTACTACCAGCGATACCTGTTAAGCCTGCTGGTATAGATATAATACCTGTAGCTGCCACACCTTTAGCTGCTAGTACTGTACCAGCTGCTAGAGATCCGAAGTGAACTAATGCACGTAGCTGTTTACCCCACCATGTTTTTGTTTCAATAGGATTATCATAAGAGTCAAAAGGAGTCCACTCTGGTTTGTAGAATCCTTTTTCTTCTTTCTCTCTCTGCATTTCTCCAGACAACGCATCTACTGTACGTTCTCCAAAGGTTGCAATAGAAGATGCAGTATCTTGTAGACCGCCGGATAGGATGGATTGACCTTCTTTAATTAAGGCTTTAGCACCCCATGTACCGGCATCTCTTGGATCTTCTAATTCATCTTTAACTTGCTGTTCTTCAGCAGCCTGCTCTTGTTGTATTGCACCGTCTGCTTGCTCTTTCTTTTCGTATTCGTCAAGAAATTCAAAGTACTTATTACCAGCACTTCTAGCAGCGTCAACGTCAATACCGTAATCTTCTTCCATTACTTTCTATCTCTTGGATTTACTGTTCTTGGTTTTGCTCTTAAGGCATCTAAGATAGCCTTTCTGCTAATCTCGTGTTGTAAGTATCTGTCTTTCTCAAAGAACTTCTTACCGCCATCTTTACTTAATTCATCTAAGAATATTTTACTTACATCTTTTGTCATGGTTGCGAAGTCTGACATAGGATGTGCTTCCATCAACGGAAATACTCTTCTCATTATTTCTAGATCATTGAGACTAAAATCAGGTATACCCAACCAGTCAGAATCATCTTGTGTATTTCCTAGTGTAGTTGTGCCACCGTCTGTTCCTTTACCACCTATACCCATAGTAAGTGGCTGCTCACCTTTAGCAAATGGTAATACTGTAAGACCTGATAAAGACCTTCTGCGTTGGTTTATGTTTTTCTGTAACATATACATTCTGACATAGAACTGTGCGTTTTGGTCAAACTTCTGACCTTTCTTTATCATACCTTTGGATGTCAACTCATTGATAGTGTTATATAGTCTTTCACCATCAAGTTCAAAGTAACCTATCTTGTTCATATCGTGAGTCAAGACAAGAGCTTGTATTTCCTCTAGTGATAAGTTTTGTAAGTTATCTTTTCTTGGAGCACTTCTACCTGTAGTAGGAAAGTTAGCTTCGTATGTATTGAAGTCAGAACTCGCACTAGGTTTCATAGCTAGTAATGCTTCCTTAAAGTTAGGTAAAACGTCAGCAGTAATCTGTAGATACTTACCATCGGTTGGCTGTTTACGTAGCTTGGCAAGGTCTTTCATTGTAAAGTACTTTCTTGTATCGTCGTACTCTAGTATACCATCACCATCTTCATCAGATAGAGCACCTATAGATTTAGCTCTATGTACCAGTTTTTCTAAGTTTGTCATAGGTACTTTTGTACCGTCATTCATAACCTTGAACATTGGTACATCTTCATAGAATGTCAGAACATCTTTGTTTATTGTACGACCACTATCAAAAAAACCTTTAGCTCTTTCAAAGTTATTTTTTTCTGCTAGTCCGACAGGAACAACAGAGTTTTGAAGATCTGGGTTAGCTTCAAACTGTTCAAGTAGTATACCTTTATTAAAGATTAATTCTTTAGTTACACCAGCAGTACCAGCCTTATCGTATACACCTTTTTGAATGTTTGGTAATACGTCTTTTTCAAATATTTTTTGTATAAAGTCTAGCTCTATACTTTTAGCAGACTTGCCAACTGGTCTATTTTCTATTAGAGTTTGAAGCTCATCACTTCTAGATAAATACTTTGAATATAGAGCATCTCTAGCTCTTTCAACTGTAATAAAGTCTGCACCAATTAGTTCTTTGTCAGAACCTTGTCCATACTTATAATTTTTTACAGCTGATGTAATTAAATTCTTTTCAATATCATTGAATGTAGCAGCTGTTTTTTCTTTTGTAGCTACAGCTGTATCGCTAGCACCAGTATCTACCTTAGCAAATATACTTTTTAACTCTTCTGGAAAGACTAGCCCATTTACATCATACTTTGCTAGATGTTTATTAGCAGGGCTTTGTATCTGATTCGCATACTGAAGCATTATGTTTGTAGCGTTTTCACCCTCATAAAATAACTTTCTTTGTTCATCAGTAAGGTTTGGTAGTTTATCTTCTATATTTGTTTTTATAAACGCTTTGTTAAAGTTACTACGATCTGTTTCTAGATCATTAAATATTTCTGTCTGCTTTTCTCTCATTGCACCTTTAACAATATTCATAACTGTACCTTTTACATTGGCAGATATGATATTGTCAGGTATTTTATCATAGCTTTCGTACTCTTTACCGTTGATTGTTACGGGTTGATTATGAAACAAGTCATCAATGTTGTTTGGAGATATTGTAAGACCCTCAGTACCAGTAATTGCACCAGCCCTGATACCTTCTGCAATAGTTTCAGCTACGTCTATTGCAGCCCCAGCTTTGCTAGTACCACCAAATTTAAGAGTATTACCCTGATCTACCATGCCATTATCACCCCACACAGCGTTAGCGTTACCTTGTCCACTATTTGAATAGACACCAGCCGTATGGTTTGCTAATTGACCATCCTTGACTTTTGCTCTATGATTAGTAGCCCATACATTAAGTGCAGCTTTTTCAGCTTTTATTAACTCCTTAGCATGTCTAGCTATAATCCTATTCTGTACACGTGGGTTTGTTATGTCAAGACTTGGATCTAATTGTTTATATTCAAATAGTATACCATCTAAAATTTTACCAGCAACACCATTTAATCCTAAAGCTTCTTGAGCTTCTCCTGTTGTAGTTATTTTATCTAGACCGCTTTGAGATGCTATAGTACTAAACATTGCTGGTAAAGAACCGTTGATCTCATTTGCAATCTGTCTTCTATTTAAACCTTCTTGTACTTGATACAAGTCGTACTGAACATCTGTTATATCAGATTTAAACTCTGTACTGGTAGTTTCATTCTTTTCGTTTTCTAGTTCTACAGAAGCATCATTGATTTCTTTAGTTTCTGCTTCTACTTGTGCATTTTCTATAGTAGCAGCTTGTGACAAGGTTTCTGAGCTTGTACCAGAACCTAAAGTTTTTCCTTTATCTTTACTTGTAAATCTACCGGTAGCATCTTGCCTAGCTTGCATAGCGTCAAAGGCTGTTTTAAATCTAGCTCCAGCCTCAAACGTACTAGCTAACTGCTTCATAGTGTTGAGAAAGTTACCTTGTTCTTTTACCTTCTCAACAAACTTTATGTTTTCGTAGAATTGATTAGTGTTGGGTATGTCGATTGATTCGACTTGCTTAATAAGGCCATCAGTTAGATCAGCTTCTTCGCTTGCATAGTTGGATCTGCTTGACCCACTTAGAGCGTCACGTTGCTGACCTATCTGTTGGCCGAATCCAAACTGACTCATACTTCCTCCATGTCGACATCTATCATGCCGTAGTTAACTGCAAGTAAACCACCGTCTAGAATGTCTACAGCCATTGGACGAGTTCTTGCTACATCTTGTGCCATAACTCCTTTATAGCGTGTAGGATTACCTATATAATTAAATTCGTAAATATTATGACCTTGTTCGGATACACCTATTTGTTCTATATTTTCTTTGACTCGTATATCAGATATAGTAGCAATACTTGCACCAATACTTAATCCACTTTGTATAAGTGACAATGCTCCTCCAAGCCTGTTAGTTGGTGGCATCATTACTGGTGGTGGTGGCTGTGCTGGTAGTCCCATCTTCTCTCGGGCTTTACCTTGGAAACTTCGGAAGCTACGCAGAGCTTGTTGCTGTCTCAGTGCACCTTGCTGTCCATATATTCGATTGAGTACACTTTCTACATTAGCTTTCTTTGCAAGAAATGCTTTCTTACCAGCCTTACCAAACTTTCTAGCTCGGCCTCCTTCATTTACTTTTTTACTACGTAAGTATTTTACGTAAGCATTTTGATTAGCTGCTCTTCCTTTACCAGCTTGGTATAGAGCGTTTTGATATATGTCACTTTGGTCACGGCTTAGTCCAATAACTGATCTATCTAGATTACGTCTGAACTGTGCTTCTCTGTTCCAAAATGATAATGCCCGTTGTCTATGAACGGCATCTTGTTTTCTAGCTTGGGCACGAGCTTGGGCTCTTGCTCCAGCATTAGCGTCTACGCACACGGCAAAATTCAATAAATGTTACATTGTTTGGCCCATGTTTTAACTTACGTAAAAACTTGAAACCTAGAAACTTTAGCAGTTTTAAATGTGCTGTGTTTCTACTGTCAACTATATTCCAGAGGAGCTGCTCTTCACGGCTATCGACATACCGTTTGGCCTCTCTTGCAAATGTAATTGGGTATCGGTGTATATCAGGAGTGCAGAGCATCCATATATCACCTTCTTGTCCTACTCCGGCCATGCCAGCAGTCTTGCCGTCAGGCACTGTGAAATACACGTAGGAGGGATTCTGAGACATCAGAAAGGGTAAGGCGGTAGGATCTATCCCATGGCCTTCTTCGACCTCTCTGTGGTCATCTGGACGGAGATTAGAGGCCACTTCCTGAGCAGCCTCCAATGTGATTGGGTGTATATAATTAGACACGATTATAAAATCTGGGTGAATAGTCGCCTTCCCAAGACAACGCAAGTAGCGTAGCTGGGGCAGGGTGTGAAGATTTGAGCTTTATATCTACGTTTGTATTACGTTCGTAGACTGGGATAGTTTTGATAAACTCTTCGAGATATGGTGCATCAGATGCCTCGTACTCGTCCAGTTCTGTTGATTCGTATACTTCTGTGTAGTCTGGTTTACCGACTCGTTCAAGTGTTGTTTCATAAAGTCCAATCTTTCCAAAGTGTATTTTAACTCTATGTAAAATTAGAGATGAGTTGACATCAGCAGCTATCTTATCTCCTTGACCTTTTGTAGGATAGAAGGTAGGAAATGTAACCTCGTAGTCGTAGATGTAACCTATTATAAGTGTCACACCTGACCAGTTACCGGGTAAAGTAAAACTTGTACCTGATACTGTAGGTTTTGCGTACCGACCAACTCGTGATGATGATGTGTTTGTATCAATTACTACTAAATCATAGTTAGGCGTGGTAACTGTATTTAGCCAACTAACACCAGTAAAGGTAGTTATATTCGTAGTTGAGTTAAAGCTGCCGCCGCTAACAGTAGTATGATTATCCACATGTAATAAGAAGTCGACATT